AGCCCAGCATGCGGCAAAAAAATCGAAAGGCCAGCGCAAGGGCCGCGCAAGACTGCGTTAGGGCAAGACAGCCGCAAATACTGCTCCCCAAAGTGCTACGCAGATCACCGTTGGGGCGCGGATAGGCCAGGCACAGGATGGGGCGAGGTTGGCCGGAAGAAGGCCGCCGCCTCAGCGCTGGCAACATCACTACGAAAGAAGTGCCGCCTGCTGCAAGTGCCAGACGACCCGGAGTGCACAAGGCTTGCGGTATGCGAGAGGGACGGCTGGGTGTGCCAATTGTGCGGCATTGACTGCAACCGCGAGTACGTCATTGATCCGGCTACCAGGCGGCCAGACGACAGGAACGCCGAGCACGACCACATCATCGCGACTACCACGCCCGGCAGCCCAGGTAATGTCTTTCCTAACTCGCAGTGCCTATGCCGTAAATGCAACAATAAGAAGCGTGCCCGAAGCATTGGGCAGCTGCGGCTTGACCTAGAAGGATCGGTGAAACGATGGGAAAGCGGGGCCCGAGGCCGACGCCAACGAAACTCAAGCTCCTCCGTGGAAACCCAGGCCACAGGCCAATCAACAAGAGCGAGCCGCAGCCGTCCGCAGATGGCATTGTGATGCCGACGCATCTCGGCGAAGTCGCAGCATTCAAGTGGCGCGAGATCCTGCCGCTTCTCCAAGACGTGAAGGTTATGACCCGCGCGGACGTTGAGGCGCTCGCTCGCTACTGCGACACGTATGAGTGGTGGCTTGCGGTCCGCAAGGTGCTCCGCGAGCAGGGCGACACATACCCCATACTGAATGACGGCGGCCAAGTTAAGTACGTGGCCCAGCGCCCCGAGGTGTCGATCGCTCACAAGCTCGCGCAGCAGATGCGACAGCTTGAGCAGGATTTTGGCCTGAACCCGTCGGCGAGAACATCGCTTAATGTCCAAACGGAAGAAAAATCATCCGACGACATTAACACCATCCTGTTCGGGTGATTGCCGGTGTGCGTCGTGCCGTGCGGTGCTCTTCTTTGAGAAGCTTTTCACGCACGCCAAGGGCGAGCTCGGCGGCAAGCCGTTCGCGCTTCAACCGTGGCAAAAGCAATACGTGAGGGCGCTGTTTGCAGAGCGCGACGGGAAGCGGGCTGTCCGCACGTCGCTGCTGGCGTTGCCTCGCAAAAACGGAAAATCGTCGCTGTGCGCAGGGATTGCCTTGCGACTTTTGCTCGAGCAGGAGCCTGGCGTGGAAGTCTATTCGTGCGCAGCCTCAAGGGATCAGGCGAGGCTCGTGTTCGACATGGCTCGAGTTGCTGTTGAGCAATCACCGGAACTGTCAAAGCTGCTAAAGGTCTACCGCAACGCGATCGTCTGCGAGAAGACGCACGGCACCTACAAGGCGTTGTCAGCCGAGGCTGGAATTCAGCACGGTCTTTCGGCCCACGGCGTGATTTTTGACGAGCTCCACGTCAGCACCCGCGAAATGTGGGAAGTCATGCTGTCAAGCCAAGGGGCTAGACGGCAGCCGTTGACGGTGGCGTTGACAACGGCTGGCTATGATCGGCGTAGCGTCTGCTGGGAGGTCTGGAAATATGCCGAGTCAGTCCAGAGTGGAGCGATAGACGATTCCACATTTCTGCCCATGATCTGGGCAGCAGGCCCAAAAGATGACTGGAAGTCAGAACAAGTATGGGCCAAGGCAAACCCCAATCTCGGCGTGTCGGTCAACCTTGATTTCCTTCGCAGCGAATGTGCTCGGGCTGTGGAAATGCCGGCGTATGAGTCAGCTTTCCGGCAGCTTTACTTAAACCAGTGGGTGGAAGTTGAAACGCGGTGGCTTCGCATGGATCACTTCGCCCAAGGCAACAAGCCATGTCCAGTAGATCTCGCCGGCCGTGATTGCTGGGCCGGCCTTGATTTGGCGACGACGTTCGACACCACGGCGTTCGTGCTGCTATTTCCGTTGGACGATGGCACGTTCTGGGTACAGCCACACTTCTGGATTCCCGACGAGAACGCGAAGCAACGCGAGCGGCGAGACAAGGTTCCGTACCTGACTTGGGAGCGTCAGGGTCATCTGCACATGACGCCCGGCAACGTCACCGATTTTGACAAGGTGCGGCACGACATCGGGTTGCTTGCCAGCAAGTACCGCATTCGCGGCGTAGGACTAGACCCGTGGAACTCGGCGCAGCTTGGGCAGCAACTGCAAGGCGACGGGCTGCCTATGGAACAATTCCGGCAGGGCTACGGCTCCATGTCGGCACCGTCCAAGCAGCTTGAAAATTGGATTGTTGGCGGAAAGCTCCTGCACGGTGGGCATCCCGTTCTCACTTGGCAGGCAGGTTCCGTGGCTATTCAGAGCGATTCGGCGGCAGGCAACATTAAACCAAGCAAGGCCAAGAGCACGGAGCGCATTGACGGCATCGTCTCGCTCGTCATGGCAATCGGCCTGTGGCAGAAGGCAACCGCCCCGGCACCCGAGCAGAACTGGGACATCATCACGCTATGAGCGAGAACGCCGCCGCCGACTACAAGATGTTCGACCTCCGCGGCATTGATTGGCCCGAGGTGTCGTCGAGCCGCACGCCCTCAGGCATCCGGGTCAACGCCGACAACTCGATGGCGTGTTCGGCCTACACCGCCTGCATTCGGGTTATTTCTGACGCCGTATCGGCCCTGCCCCTGCACGTTTACGAGCGGCTCGCCAACGGCGGCAAGGCCAAGGCACCGACGCATCCGGTGTACCGGCTGCTGCACATGCAGCCGAACCCGTGGCAGACGGCGCAGGAGTTCCGGGATTGGATGACCGGCATGTACCTGCACTACGGTGCCAGCTACGCCGAGATCCGGCCAGGTGCTCGAGGTGCCGTCTCGGAGTTGTGGCCGCTGCATAGCAGCCGCATGGAAGTCGAGCGGCTGGAAGACGGCACGCTGCGGTATCTGTACCGCGAGCCCAGCGGACGCCAGACCGTCTACTCGCAGTCGCAGATCTTCGCCCTGCGGTTCACGACCGAAGACGGGATTCGGGCGATCCCGACCTACAGGATTTTCCAGAACGCTATCGGCCTGGCCCAGGCGTTGGAGGCCCACGGGTCCACGTACTTCGGCAACGGTGCCCGGCCCGGCATCGTGCTGGAGTCCGACAACCCGATCCCCGTGGAGGCGGCCGAGCGGCTCCGCGAGCAGTGGGAGCGGATGCACCGGGGTGCCGACCGGGCGTTCCGCACGGCGGTCTTGCCCAACGGCGTGAAGGCCCACGAGCTCAGCGGCAGCAACGAGGCGGCCCAGTTTCTGGAGACGCGGCAGTACCAGGTCATCGAGATCTGCCGGGCGTTCCGCGTGCCGCCCCACATGATTCAAGACCTGACCCGCTCGACCTACAGCAACATCGAGGTGCAGGGCACGGAGTTCGTGCAGCACTGCCTTCTGCCGCACCTGAAGCGGTGGGAAGCCGCCATCAGCCGCGACCTCATCGTGGACGATGAGACCTTCTTCGCGGAACACTCGGTAAGCGGCCTACTCCGGGGCGACCACACCAGCCGGGCGGCGTACTACGTCTCGGCCCTGCAGAACGGGTGGATGACGGTCAACGAGATCCGCGAGCTGGAGAACCTCAACCCGATCGGGCCCGAGGGTGACAAGCACTTTGTGCAGCTGAACATGACCACGCTCGACAAGGTGGGCGAGGAGCCGCCGGCACCGGAGCCGATGCCCGAGCCGCCCGTCGAGGAAGAAGACACCCCGGCCGATGAAGCCGAGGATGAAGCCGAACAGGAGGAGCAGACCGATGGAAATTGAGCGCCGCGACTTTGCCTTTGAGGACGACAACGAGCTCGTCGTGGAAAGCCGGGCCGACGGGCGGACGTCCATCGTGGGTTACGCTGCCGTCTACAACCGGCTCTCGCTCGACCTGGGCGGGTTCCGCGAGGAGATCCTGCCGGGGGCGTTCGACAAGATTCTCGGCCGCCAGCGTGGCCGGCAGGACGTTGTGGCCCTGTTCAACCACGACAGCAACATC